AATCCGGCTTATCCATTCGCAAGGCCGCAAAGGAGCTGGCCCTGAGCAAGGGCACCGTGCAGTGTTGGGAAGATAAATCCAAGAGGGCGGCATGAGCTACGAGCTAGGCCGGGAGAGGGTTTTAAACTGGCAGCGGTGGGCACTGGCTGACGATACAGGCCTTGGTTACCCGAAAGCCTGCGCCTGGGCGAGGGAATACCGGCCTGAGGCAGGCGACATCTGGGACGACAAGCCCGACGACATCGACGAGCGGGCTGCGCTCGAGACGGACGAGCGCATCAGGACGCTGCCTATTTTTCTAAACCGAGCTGTGCGATTCCGTTACCTGTACCGGCTTTCAATTGAGCGCATAGCCAAAATCGAATTGGTGTCGCGAGGCAGCATCGAAGGCAGGCTTGAGCAGGCGTTGATGCGGATAGGAATTTAGTTGTGGGTTGCATAGGCACTAATGGAATCAGCCCGCTTGCTTGAGTAGCCTAGGCGTGGGCCGAGTTGCGCCCAAAATTCAGCCCGCCTATTGCGGGTTTTTTTGTTTCTGGACGGGCTACCCCGGGCAGCAAACTACTGAGAAATACTGATGCCGAGGGCGATTCCAGCAAACGCGGGCAAAGGCCGCCCGAAGGGCGTGCCAAACAAGCACACAGCCGCATTGCGGGACATGATTCTGCAAGCGCTGGACGAAAAGGGCGGCGCGGCTTACTTGGCCCGCCAAGCCGATGAGAACCCCACGGCCTTCATGGGCCTGCTAGGCAAAGTCCTTCCGTTACAGGTGAGCGGTGAGGACGGCCCGATTGCATTCCAGATAACGTGGCGCGCACCCAGTTAATCGAACTGGAATACGCACCGCGCAGGGCTTTCCTCCCCCTGCACAACCGTCAGCAGCGGTGGGCGGTGGTGGTGGCCCATCGAAGGGCGGGAAAAACGGTCGCCTGCATCAACGAGCTAATCCGCTGCGCCTGCCTAGCCCATGAGGGCGCGCGGTTCGCTTACGTTGCGCCTTTTTTGAGGCAGGCCAAGGCCGTCGCTTGGGACTATTTGAAGCGCTTCAGCCGCCCGATTCCGGGCATCGCCGTTAACGAAGCGGAATTGCGGGTCGATTTCCCCACTGGCGCTCGCATTCAGCTATTCGGCGCGGATAACGCTGATGCCCTGCGCGGCTTGGGCTTCGACGGGGTTGTTGCTGACGAATTCGGCGACTGGAAGCCTAGCGTTTGGGGCTACGTCATTCGCCCTGCATTGGCCGACAGGCAGGGGTGGGCCATCGTCATCGGCACGCCAAAAGGCAAAAACGCCTTCTGGGAAACCTACGCACGGGCGCAGGCTGACGGCGACAACTGGTACGCCAGCGTCATCACGGCTGACACCTCCGGCATTCTGCCGCAGTCCGAATTGGACGCCCTGCGTTCTGAATTGACGGACGACGAATGGCGGCAGGAAATGCTGTGCGACTTCGACGCAGCGATTCCGGGCGCGATATTCGGGCATGAGCTGTGGGAGCTTGAGCAGGCCGGCAGGAAGAAGGCGGGCTTGTACGATTCGGCCCTGCCCGTGCACGCCGTGTTCGACCTGGGGTACACCGACGACACCGCCATTTGGTGGTTCCAAGTACACAAGGAATTGCGGCTCATCGACTGCTACAGCAGCAGCGGGCAGCCCATTTCGCACTATCACGAAGTCTTGAAGGCCAAGCCGTACAAGTACGCCGAATGGCTGTGGCTTCCCCATGACGCACGGGCCAAGTCCCTGCAAACCGGGCGAAGCATCGAAGAGCAATTTCGGGCGCTGAGCTGGAAGCCGCGCATCGTCCCTGAGTTGGGCCTCATCGACGGCATACAGGCCGCACGGCTCACGCTGAAAACCGCGTGGGTGGACGAGCAGTGCGAATCCGGCCTCGAGGCCCTGAAGGCGTATCAGCGAGAATACGACGAGGACAAGCGCATGTTTCGGGATAAGCCCCGGCATGATTGGACGAGTCATTTCGCGGACTCTTTCCGATATGCGTGCTTGGTGTGGAAGTCCGAGCGCGAGAAAGCCCCGGCACCAGAGCCCCGTTGGCCGCAACAGCAGACGATTAACGAATTGATCCGCCGACAAACACGCAAGCGGATGGAGGAAGCCTGATGGGCGACGTAGCGATTTCTGGCCGACTGGCTGGCACTACCCTGAATAACGGCATCGAGACGCTACAGCGGGCTGTGGTTGGCTCTGACGGCAGCCAGTGGACGCTGGAGCAATCCGAGCAAGCTGCTCGCACCGCATTTACCACATGGGCGCTCGGAGATGACATCACTGCTGTAACAATTGCGGCAGGTGCGTCGAGCATTGCGGCAGACTTGGACTGCACGCTTGTGAGGCGGGATCACGCGACCATCGTCATTGTGCTGACGGGCACGGGCACTGGGCGCGTCAGCGTTTCCGGGTCGCGCGATGGCGTCACCGATCTGATCAACTTCGGCAACGTACTGACAGGCCTCGCGGCTGGCAATCATTTCATCGCGCTCACGAACTCGCTGCTTGCGTACGCACACCATCTGCTCGTCACCGTGACCGAGACGGGCGGCGTCAATTCGATCACGGCCAAGGTTTTCTTGATGGGCCGGGGCGGCTGAGATGTCTCGACGCGCACTGCTCGCGTTCATCGCCAATAGCACCAACATGACGGCGGTCGCGGCTGAAAACCGCCACGCGGTAACGTCTGCGCTTCGCATCATGGGCTACGACGTGTCCGTGATGACGACGACAGTCGGCTCGGCCTACTGGGACACGTTCCTAACCGGCAATGACGGCTTTGAATTCATCGTCGTGATGAATCTCGTCAGCTACGTGAACACGGACAAGTTCGCCGCAAACCTGCTCACGGGCGCCGCGCGAATCCCTGTGTTTCACATTGGCTTCAACATCGACGGAGCCTCACCGGAGCAGGTATCTGGATGCGACCGTAACGATTCGGGGGCGACGTATTATTGGGCGCGGCATTTGCCAACCGGCGTATCCGTGCCGGTGTACGGGCGGCAGTACGACATCACGCCGAATTACCCGCTTATCGCGCCGCTGGTAGATCCGCTGATGGTCGCTGAAGCAAACCCGTCGAAGCTTTTCATGTGGCGTCGTCGCGGAACGGGAAAGCCGACGTACTATTGTGCAGACCCTGGCTCAAACATCCTCGCAGGCCTGTACCTGATGATGACGCAGGCGATCCGAGATGGGCACATGAGCGGCCCGCCGCGCCGCGCGCCGATCCACTTGGACATCGACGACCTTCCAGAAACGCTGGCGCCAGGCCCCGGCGTTTGGGCGGGCGCACGCTCGACGTTTGGGGACTTGCAGCGCGTGTACTCCATTCAGCAGCGGTGGAATATGCCGGTGTCGTGGGGCGTGCATTCGGAGCTTGCGGAGCTAGCGAAGATCGCGCCAGAAGTCTGGGCGTGGATTGCCGCGCGCACGACGCGCAGGGGCGGGCTCATCTGGATCATCGAGCATGGCGACGACAACTGGGGCGACGATGTCGCGAAGTCGACCATTGCTTCGACCTTTGCCACGCAGGTCTCAAACCTCGCGACGGTCGGGCTCGTGCCTGATGGCAGCTATCGGTTTTTCAGCGTAAACCAGATTGGGCAGCGCGGCCTGCAACTGATGTCCCCGCGCGTTGCGCTGACCAGCGACCCAGCAGGACTTGTCCCGCGCGCCGGCTACGGATTCCAAGCGTACCGTGCCAGCACAGGCAACCCGGCAGAGTCTGCCAAATTTACCGCGCGCGTGGCGAGATATCCGGGCAATCAGTTGGCGTATCAGCGCGGCATGTACGCGATCACAGGCATCAACAATCTGTCGGCAGCAGCCGACGTGAACCTCGATCGACTGGTCAACGTGCAATCGTATGCCCTGACCGTCTGGCAAAACGCGCTAGGACAACTGCCGTGGAACTCGTGCTATGCGCTGTATATGCACGGCTCGCACTTTTTCGACGGCCACGACGGCGGGACCGGGCCGGGCTTTGAGATGATCGATGTCATGGGCGCGATGGTGAATTACTGCGATCAAGTGTTGCGGTGGACAATGCCCGGAGAATTCATGGGCATCCCGCACGCCCGTCAAGTGACCGGCGGCATCGCGTAATAAATCAACAGCCTAATGCAACCCACTTTCGAACGCCCCGCTGACTTAGGCGAGGGCTCAGAGGCGCTCGCCCGTCGCTGGAAACTTGAACTCAAGCTGTCCGGTAAACGTGAGGCGAACTGGCGCAAGAAAGCCAGCGACGTCCTCAAGCAGTACACGCCGGAGAACCCCGCCGCTAATAGCTTTAACGTTTTGTGGACGAACACCGAAACCCTCAGGCAAGCCTGCTACAACAGCCTCCCGCAGCCGCTGGTGCGTCGCCGGTATCATGACGACGACCCCGTAGGCAAAGGCGTTTCGCAGGCCCTCCAGCGGTCGCTGGAGTATTGCCAGGACGCCTACGACTTCCATGGGGCCATGCAGGGCGACGTGCTGTCCATGCTCCTTCCCGGCCGCGCCCTGTCCCGTGTCCGTTACGTCCCCAGCCTCACGCAGGTTGGCACGCCCACCCCCGATGAGCAGGCCGAAGAACCCACGCACGAAGCCCAAGAGGGCGCTTACGAGGAACTGGCGTGGGAGCAGGTAATCGTCGAACGCGTGCAGTGGGACAAGTTTCGTATCGGCCCCGGCAAGTCGTGGGGCGACGTGACGTGGATTGCCTTCTGCCATGACTTGAGCCGCGAGGACTTGGTAGACAAGTTTGGCGAGGACATTGGCAACGCCATTCCGCTTGATGAAGTCGCCGACGAGGACGTGAAGCGCGACGCCGACATGGAGCCGCTGTTTCGTACCGGCGAAGTCTGGGAAGTGTGGGACAAGGGCGAGCGCAAGGTTATCTGGATTTCCCTTGGCTACCCCAAGCCGCTGAAGGTGCAGGATGATCCGTTGGGCCTGCTTCAGTTCTGGCCGTGCCCGCGTCCCCTTTACGCCATTGAACGCCCGGACAGCCTCGTCCCTGTTTGCCTGTACGCGCAGTACGAGCAGCAGGCGAAGGAGCTTAACCGCATCTCCACCCGCATCAACAAGCTGGTGGAAGCCTTGCGGGTGCGCGGTGTCTACGATGCGACGCTGACTGAGCTGTCGCAGTTGATGAAGCTGCCGGACAACGAGCTTGTCCCGGCTGAGAACGCCACGGTATTGCTCGAGCGCGGCGGCCTTGAGAAGGCTATCTGGATGATGCCCATCGACCAAGCGGCGATGGTGCTGGCGGGCTTGTATCAGCAGCGCGAGCAGACGAAGGCCGTCATCTACGAGATAACGGGCATTGCCGACATCATGCGGGCGGCATCGGACCCCGCTGAAACCTTCGGCGCGCAGAAGATCAAGACCACCTGGGGCACGCAGCGGCTCCAGCGCATGCAGGCCGAAGTCCAGCGCTACATCCGCGACCTGATTCGCCTCAAGGCCGAAATCATCGCCGAGAAATTCCAGCCTGAGACCATTCAGGCGATGACGATGCTCAATCTCCCGACTGAGCAGGATGTCATGCAGGCCCAGATGGCAGGCCAGCAGGTTGACGGCCCGACGTGGGAGCAGGTAATCGAAGGGATGCGGAATGAGTCGTCGCGCTCGTACCGCATCGACATCGAAACCGATAGCACGCTGTCTGCTACCCAAGACAACGACACCGAAGCCCTCGCAACCCTGCTCGGCGGCATCACGCAACTGGTGCAGGGCTTGGGGCCTGCCGTACAGGCCGGGGCGATTCCGGTGGAGGCCGTGAAAGAAATCATCCTCGTCGCCTGCCGCCGCGCCAAGCTCGGCTCAGCCGTTGAAGATGCCTTGGATAAAGTGCAGGCACCCGCACCCCAAGCAGACCCCGCAGAAGCCGCGAGAATGGCCGAGGAAGCCAAGGCGCAGGCCGAGCAAGCGAAGATGGAAATGCAGGCCGCGACGAAAGAGCGCGAATTGCAGGCGCAGGCCCAGCTTGAGCAATTCAAGGCTCAGTTGTCCGCTGAAACAGAGCAGGCCAAGCAGGAGTCGCAGGCGCGGGAGCAGGCGCACACGGCGGAACTGGACGCCCAGCGCGAAGCCCTGCGGATACGGCTTGAGTCGGAAGCTGAACAGCGGCGGGAAGCGTTTGAGCGCTGGAAAGCGGAACTGGACGCCAGCACGAAGATTGTCATTGCTGAACTGTCCGCTGGCGCCCGTGAACCTGGGGAAGGCCAGACGCCGAAAACCGGGGCGCTGTCGGGGATGCTGTCCGAAACCGTGCGGATTGCGAACGGCGACGTGATGGAAAAACTGGGCCAGACGCTGGCTGAATCCGCCTCACAGCAGGCGCAGACGACGCAGGCCATGCTCGCCACGATAAGCGCGCTCATCCAGCAGATGGGCCGTCCGAAACGAATCGTGCGCGGCGCGGATGGCCGTGCGGTGGGGGTTGAATAATGCCTTTTGCGACATCCGCAAAAAACACCATGCTGGACGCCCTGACGGCAAATCGGGTGCGCCTGCATTCCGGCGACCCCGGCGCATCGGGGACGAATAACACCATCGCAGCCTACGGCCTGACGACCGCCACGTTTGCCGCTGCGGCCAGTGGTGAGCGGGCGATGTCGGGTGACGTGGCGTTTTCGGGTGCGGCGGCCAGCCAGCCGGTGACTTTTTTTTCGGTTTGGAACAGCACCGGCCCGACGTTTCTGGGTAGCGGCCAAATCACCAGCGGCGACGTGGCGGCGAATGCGGCGGGTGAGTACACGCTCAAAGGCACTGACACGAAGCTGCGGATTACCGACTGATGGCTGACAATGTAGGTTACACCCCGGGTAGCGGCGTCAAGGTCACGTCCCGCGACGTTACCTATTCCGGGGAAACGGCGCAGATACAGGTTGTCGGCCTTGCGACGTTGACGGGCGCGGACGACGCGAAGGTTGTCACGGACGTTGCCGAAAGCAATCCGCTGCCGGTGGCGGGCTATGGTGAGCTTATCGAGGCACTGGAGGCTCAGCGCTTCGCCCTGCAAGCCCTGACGCGCATGGTGGGGCAGGGTATGCCCGATGTCGCTGGCCGCCTGCGCGTCGCGATTGACGCCATCAGCGCATCTCTCACGCTGGCAACGATCACGACGGTGACGACGTGCAGCACCCTGACAAACCAGACGCAGGTTGGCGGCCTCGCCGCGACTGAGCAGATCCCTTCCCTCATGCGCGTGGCTGCGGACAGCCTGCGCCGTAACATCTCGGTGACCTGATGCCTACCACCAACGGCAACCGCAAACTGCTGGACCTTAAGCGATGGGAGTTCTGCACGCCTGCGCCTACAGCAAGCGTTACCGGGTCGTTTATCGCGTCATCGCGTCATTACCGGCAACAGCAGTTGTATGTCGTCAGCGCAACAGTGCATTACCTGTACAACCCGCAAGAGGACGCGTGGGTGCAAATCCCGTCCGGCGCGCTGGCGGGTACATTTGCGCCAGGTGCATGCGGGACGGCAACGGCGGTCGGGCCATCGGGCACCGCCACGGGCGGCACGACATCTACCATCATCACCGGCCTGACACTGGCTCGCGACCTTCGGGGTTACAGCATCCACATCACGGGCGGCCCGAATGCTGGCGTGACGCTGGCGATTGAGTCAAACACCATCGGCGCCACTGCGACTATCAGGGTTCCCGTGCAGGCTTCAGCGTTCACGGCATCGACGACTTTCCGGCTGTTAACGCCCCGCTGGTACGTCCTCAATGCCATCACGGCGGCGGGCACGACGACGGCTAACGTTTTCCGGTTCTACGACTTCGCAACCAACACTTGGGCCGCTGCCGAAACCGGCGCGACGGACGGCATTGCCCCCGCCGCCGTCATCGGCACCGACTCGAAGCTGATTTCCACCCCGTCATGGCAGGGCGAAGGCTATAAAGCGTTTGCCACCGGCACGGCCACCGCCGGCGGCGCATCGACGCTGACGAACAGCGCGAAAAATTGGACCGTCAATCAGTGGACGAATTACCAGATTCGCATCACTGGCGGCACTGGCGCGGGCCAGATTCGAACCATCGCTTCCAACA